TGTTGTATCGCTCATTGTTTTTTATCATAGAATCCGCAGAACTTACAAAATCAAAACCGTGTTTCCAAAAATGTATGCCATTCAATGAAACATTGCTTATTACATTTTTTTCCTCAATTCGTATCACATCTCCACGAGAATTTAATTTTGCGTAACTGTTCTTTGGAGTACTTTCATCATAAGTAACAACCACGCCATCATATGGAGAATTAAGGCAACTGCTTACAAAGTATGATCCATTCCATCTCATAATTTGATCACAGTTTCCGATCATAAGAGGAGTTGCTACATTGATGATGTCACGAACAAGCAAACAAGTACACGCTGGTCCTTCTGTGACATAATCAATCTTTATGGTTGTATTGTTCGGCACTAGAGTGTTCAAAACAGATGAAAGACGATCATTGATTTCATCGTTTTGATAGTCTCGTACCACAAAAATGAAATTGTGTAGTTGAAAATCCACATCTAAACTACGCAATGCCCATTCTATCATAGGTCGCCCATTGATTTCTATTAGTGGTTTCGGAAGATCATAACCAACAGAAGAAAATCTTTCTCCGCGACCCGCCATAGGAATGAGTATATTAATTTTGGTATTCATGTCGCCTCTGTTTGGACGCTTGACTATTTCAATAATCGGTGTACTGCTTCTCTTCTACGAAGTTAGACCCATACGCACTGTTTATCTGTCTTTTAATCCTTGCCCTTTCGTCATTGGTGCGGTACACGGAACGAGCCAAAGCAATAAATTCATCATCGAACAGTTTCAATGATTCCTTGATTCTAATGCGATCCTCTATGTGCCACAACTTTTCGTTCACCAGAGTCAATCGGTCAAGCATCTCCGTGTCAGAAAAATTTTCATGCTTGAGAACATCTTCAAGGTATTGACGCTCTTTCTTGACATTCAATAGTTTACTATGATCAGTTATCATGCGCTCCTTTATCAGAAGGATCGTATACTTGTCCACTACTTCACCCAAAGATACTTCAACTTGCATGAGAAAACTCCTTCAGTTCGGCAACAAGAGATGTCAGTAGAGATTCGATATCACTGTTTTTTGCCTTTGTTTCCGAATAAAACAAGCGATTCCTATAGATTGATGGAGTGACGATTCTTTCAGTGACCATATCTTCATATCGAAGACCGAAAGACGAATACAAACATCGTATCAGATCATTTACATACACAAGTCTTCCAGAACCAATGATGAAATCTACACCTACTCTATCAACCATGCTCTCTTCAGCAGCCCATTTAGGATGAACTATATCCCTGTAGTAGTAGGTGTCTCCCAACTGTATTTCAGTTCTGTTCAGTATAGAACCAAAAACCTTACCAAACAGAAAGTCGCCCTTTCTGTATACCCCATTAAAGTTGAATGGATAAGCAATGCTGACATTCGGGTATCTGCTCTTGTCTTTTAGTTCCTTTGTCATATTGTACTTTGACTGTATGTAATGGTTGGGCTTGTACTGAAACGGAGTATCAATTCCAACAGCACCATTGCAATCGTTCCACAGTTCTGCTGTGGAGTAAACCACCACTCTCCTGCAACTGTTCTTGAACATATTCACGACACTTAATGTTAGATCATGGTTTATGCGATAAAACTCGTCCGTGACTGAAGAGTCTTTCGAATCAGCAAGATAGGTACGATTTTCACCAAAACACACATAAACCGTATCCCAAGACTCGTTGCAATGGCTTGCTAGTTCCGAACGAGAAGAAACACGAACGAACTCTTGAGGAAAGTAATTTGCCAGTTGAGATGTAGATCCGATGATCAGATTCTTGAAAACCGTCATACAATCGTCCACCTTTTCATTCTACTGGTAGCATTTTGTGACTTTCCATTTTCGTCTACTCGGATTCCTCGGTGCATATACAAAGGACATACCACATTCGGCAAAAACTCTATGAGATTGCTTATCGAACTCTCCATGCAATGGATTTCAGATGCAGCCTCCAACACACCAATCATGTCAAATAGGTCTACCGTTACATCGTTCTTGATGATCTGAAGCCCGTGTGGATTTGGTGGATTGAGGACAAAACCTCTAGAAGGATCATCATGTACAAACATGAAGGGCTTTTCCGATGGGTTCAGTTTGTTCAAAACTCTCTGTTCTTCTTTGTAGTCTCGTCTAATCTTGAACTGCGACCATTTTGCATCAAACGGTATTCCTGCCCCGATATAGAATGCTTCATCAAAGTTAGAAATCAGTCCCATAGACATGAGGTTGTCTATGGCACCAAATCCGCAACGAACGAAATCAACTATTCCATACTTGCTGATGACCGCGTTCACATATGAAATTTCGTTTTCAGATGATGGGATCGGGACTACTTGTATCCTCGGATCATCATCAAACATACGGGAGACTCTAGAAGCATTTTTGTCCTTTGCAAAGACATAAACACCAGTATAAACTTTGCCATCATTGAGCAAAGACCTGACAAGACCATTGCACATGATGTGATCTCCCATTCCCAAATGATGATGAACAAAAAGTATTCTATCCATTACGGTTGTCCTTTCACCATGTCTAAATCACTTTGGCTGTTGTATTTGTCGTTTTCATCAAAGACCTGTCCGACAAACCACACGCCACCATTTTCTTCTCCGCGCTTTGCGCCATCGGGGAATGGAGACTTCTGAAAGAAAGGATCGTGAACGCAGACCGCCAGTTCGCCGTCCTTTACCTTGTCCCAAACCCATTCCCACAGGAACGACTGGTCCTGTCCCTTGTCGCTGCTCGGCTGAAACTCTTCCATGTCACGGGCAATCCCCTTGAGTTTGCCGCCCTTCACGCCCCACATACCGCCAAGCATGGGAACCCCGTGATACGGATGGTCGCGCATCACATGGAGATCCGCTCCACTGGCAATCCAAGCGTCCACCGCCAGCCGCTCACGCTCAGACAGACGGGAATCTGTATCGCGGCTCATCATGCACTCTACGCCCTCTTCGTCTGCGGGAAGGAAACGGTGGAACATACCACGGCTGTCTGCGGTATTGTAATCACCCTCTACCCGCCGCACAAGCACATTCGGACGAGATTCTAACTGCGCGATTATTTCGGCAGGAACGGACTGAAAGCAGTAAAACACGCAAGTCCAATCAGGGAACAGTTGCGCCGCCAGATCCGCGTTGCGAACGGCACCGACCGTATATGTGGGGTTGTCTCCCCACAGGCTGTAGGAGATTACCTTCACTGCTGATCCTGCGGAACTAGCGATTCCGTGGTCTTTGAGTTGTAAATATAGCCATGCAGGGCATCAGGGATGTGATGCTCGGTCTGAATCTTGGGATACAGACGCATGAGCCAGTCAATGTCTTCCGTGGACTGACCGTTGGCTCCATACACGGAATTGAAAGCCTCGCTCACCGCGATATCTCGCCGCCACACGCACATATGATAAGGTGGACGCTTGATGTCGCCAAGGAATCCGTCCTCGTCACGCCACAACTGTCCGTGAGGATTACCGATGCCGAACTCCACATCCATCGGTTCGCCGTTGATACTGCACCACTGATTGAACGAGATACAGTCCACATCGTTCTCGTCAATAGCCTTCAGGATCGCGCTCATGTAGTCCTTGCTGACCGCATCATCGTCATCCAAGAAAGCGATGTACTTGCCCCGTGCCATTTGCAGGAGGTCATTGCGCTTCTCGGAAATGCTCTTGGACTTGTTGTCAAGCAGCACAAGAATCTCAACAGACTTGCCCTGCCCCGTGGCATCGGCTTGTTCCTGTAGGTGATTAACCGCCGCCTTCAGCGACTCAAAGCGGGAAGGGATGGACAGAATCAGAATGCTGAACTTGATTTCACTTGCTGGTACTGGCATAATTGTCCTCAATCAATGTTTGTGATCCAGCAGCCTTCGCCCCAAGGATCTGATTTAACTTTTGTTCCTAATACTTCTTGTACTGCCCTAGTAACATCATTCCACCCATAATCGTGTCCCGCTAAAATACCACCAGGCTTGACCTTTGGTAGCCAAGCCTCAATGTCTGCCTTGACACATTCGTATCGGTGATCACCATCAATAAAGACAAAATCTAGTGATTTATCGTTGTATTCATTTGCTATAGAAATGGACTCGCCGCGCTTTGCGGTGATGATGTGTTTCACTTTATCAATGTTGAACAAAAACTTATCGTACAATTTTCCGCTCTGCACCCACGGATCATTTTGAATTAATGGATGTGGATCAAGATCATTCCACGGATCAACACAATCAAAACGAATACTCTTTCCTGAATTATGAATCTCTACTGCCATGAATGCAGCAGATCGTCCCTTCCAGGAACCAACCTCAACAAAATGACTATTGGAAGGAAATATACCAACCATATGGGAATACAAATTAGGATAGGTAAACCACCCTTCCTCAAACATGGAGTTTTGCCAAAAATGATTAATTGGTTGCTGTGACATTGAACATAGTCTCCGTTATTTTACTTGCTGATACTGGCATGATTTTCCTCAATCAATGTTTATGATCCAGCAGCCTTCGCCCCAAGGATCATCGTATGACTTGTAACCTATTCCATAACGATCTGTGTATGAATCGGTACCTTCTCCCAAAACTTCATGGACTGCTCTACGGACATCTTCGCACCATCCGTAATCGTGACCAGCCAATATGCTTCCTGACTTCATCTTTGGCAACCACGCTTCTATATCTGCTTTTACACACTCATAACGATGATCGCCGTCTATGAAAACAAAATCCAACGAATTATCTTCATATGTGCTAGCGACTTCAACTGAATCTCCGCGCTTTGGTGTGATGATATGCTTTACACGGTCGGTGTTTGACAAGAACCGTTCGTATAGAGTTCCTGATTTCACCCACGAATCATTTTGATGTGGCTCTTCTGTGACACTTCCGTTCCATGTATCCACACAATCAAACTGAATAGACTTCCCTGAATTGTGAATTTCTACCGCCATGAATGCAGCAGAGCGTCCCTTCCAACAACCAACCTCCACAAAATGACTGTTGGTCGGAAAGTGACGAACCGCAGCAAAATAAAGATTGGGATAGGTGAAATATCCCTCCTCAAACATCGGATCTTGCCAGTAGTGGTCTATTTTAGCGAGTTGTTGCATTGAACATTACCTCCATATCAAACTTGTTTGCGGCGCGCCGCTTGAAGGTTTCACCGTCCACACCATACATTTCCTTGTTCTCATTCCTTGCATGGAGTTCGTCCCACGGCTCTCCGCTCCACTGGTGCTGAATAATGCACAGGTCGCATCGGCGCAGTTTGTTCAGCGCAGCGCAAACCTGTGTCTGCTCGTTGTCGCAGTACACGGACTTGTATTCAGGATTGTAGATATAGCCAAACTGCTTGTACAGCGGGAAGCCCATGACAGTGAGTGTCATCAGCAGGTCTTCCTTTGGGCGTAGTCCATCCCAGAACTTGATTGCGCCATCGTAGTCAGGAAAAGCCTGCTCGTAGCACTTGGCAATGATGTCATCGTAACCCATCTGAACGGGAACCATGTCATCGGACGCAAGAAGCAGCACATCGCCGTCCACGCCCTCTAGGTTCGCGTTGCAAGCCTCAATCTTGCTCTTGGAGTTGCCGTAGAAGCACTCAATCTGTGCGTTCTGTGCGCGAGTGGCAAACCACTGCTGCATCTCTGGGTTGTTCATCGTGGGATCGTCTTCGTCCATCGTGACGATGAAACGCACATCATGCCGTCCACTGAGGAAGGTAAGATAGCGCGTAAACACAGCCTTGAACTTGTCGGGACGATTGCGGGTGGGGAACTTGATCACTAGGTTCATTATAAATCTCCGTTGTTCACTCTTCGGGCTTCATGGTCTTCTTTGACCGTCCTATATGGTATTTAGGACACAATTCCCACTCGCCCTTCTCTTTGAAGGGCAGGATCTTTATTTTGTTCAGCGGAACCTTGTCCGTGATCTTGGCTTTGTCCACGATCTTGACCAAGCCCCACTCCTCAAGCAGACACGCAATGGTGTTGCGCCGTCCCGTGTCTTCGGTGTTGATGGAGGTGGGTAGATCATCAAGCGCAAACATCTCCTTGAAGTGGACAATGTAGTACTTGCCCTTCTTGTGGAGGATATGGCAGGACTGCCACAACTTCTTTTCGGCTCGGGACGATACGCCAATGCGGGTCAGCGTTTCACGGACTTTCAAGAAGTCATCAGGTTTCTGTAGCGTGACCTCAAGCAGATCGGTTGTCTCAAGGTCAATGTAGCGTTCGTTTTGTTCCATGTTGCGTTCACTCCCAAATATTGAACAGACACGGAACTATTTAGATCAACGCCGCTTTCCACCCTTATCCACCGCCGCAAGTATCTCCTCCACATCCTCTTCAGACAGCACGGAGAGGGCTTCCCGCGCCTTCCGTGTGGAGATGCCGTAGTATTCCGTCAGAGCCGCCACACGGGTGTCTTCCTCCCGCTTCAGCCACTTGGAGAACCGCTTGCGAGGACGCACTGCACCCCGCAGGAAGTCAAAGTGCATTTTTGAATCCAAGTGGGGGCGGATGTTCATCTCGTTCGCGGCGAACAGGGTGTCGGGGAAATATGACAAGCAGCGCGTCACCACGAACGGGGGATACGATTGCTTCGTGTACGACTCGCTCTCGTCCAAGAGCGGTTCCTTGTTCACATTGATGGCATTCAAATAATCAGTCAGTTGGTGCGACATCGGGTCTTCCTGACATTGGTTTTCTTGTTGTATTCCTTCAAGTATTGCTTGTTGGTACGCATCATCGCATCAAGTTCGGATCGTGTCATTTTTGATATGTCCTGCTTCATCATCTGCCGCACATCTTCTGGCATTATGGAATAGTGCGGGGGATCAGGAAAATCAGCAGGATCTATAGGTGTCTGATACTCCCGCCTGTCCTTGAAATCCTTGAACACTCTACCTTTTCGGACGCTGCGATTCCGTGCCATTACTTGAACTTCACCTCCATCATCAACTGCACAAGACACGCCGTGAGATTGATCTCATGGTCGGCTGCAAACGCTGCCTTGTACTGATAGTCGCCAAGCACAAGAATGGCTTGAGGAATGGAGCCAGACTCCGCAGTTTCGTACAGGCTGTCGTAGATCGCACGGAAGATGCGAGTCTGATCGTTGTCCAAGTTCTCCACCACCCACTTGCGGACAGCACCGAAATCCTTGGACTTCATGTGCTTGATCAACTCCTTCACAGCCACATCACCCACGCTGTTCAGGATGCCCACATCAATCTTGCCGCTCACGGCGTACCGCTGCAATTCGTTCAGGGTACGGCGGAAATCGGGGAAGTACTTCATAATGAGTTGGGCTACCACCTTCTCATCGTACTGCACCCCCTCCGCTTCAAGGATTTCCGCTGCCCGCTTCAGGAACTTCACCGCAAGAGCAGGCTTCTCCTTGGAGGGAATGCGGAAATCAATGCAGGTGCATCGTGAGTGCAGCGGCTCAATCACCCTGTTCTTGAAGTTGCAAGTCAGGATGAAGCGGCAGTTGTCCGCAAACTCTTCAATGAAACCGCGAAGGGCGGGTTGAGTGGACTGTGCGTTTGAATAGTCAAACTCGTCCAAGATCACGACCTTCTTGACCCCATCGGTCAAGGACACGGTGGAAGCGAAACTGCGAATCTTCGTGCGGAGGGTGTCAATGTTGCCATCCTCGGAGCAGTTGATGATCATGGTGTCACAACCAAGATCATTGCAGAGTGCCTTTGCCACGGAGGTCTTGCCACAGCCTGGTCCTCCCGACAACAGGAGGTTCTGTGGTTCTCCCCGTTCAACCATCCGCATGAAACTCTCATGCGTTTCCGTTGGCAAAATGCAGTCTTCCACGGTCTGTGGGCGGTACTTCTCAACCCAAAGACCCTTCACGGTTTCAGTTGTAGTCACGAATCAAGCCTCGTAGGTAGAGTCGGCGTTCAGAGCAATCCAATAGGTCAGCGGTTCATTCTTGTTGGAGAAGGACGAAACTACCTTCTCCGAAATGGCAACGGTGTAGTCGCCAGGCAGGATCTTCAGGTTGTCCACATCAAAGATGAACTCAAATGTGGCTCCTGAAGTGTTGTCTCCCACCACAAGCGAATAGAAGTTGGAGGTCACATCACCCTTGTCCGTGGCGGCAAGTTCAATCTTGGAACCGTCAGCAGACGAGCGGACGCACAGGTGTCCCACCTGAAGCACGGACGCTGCCTTGATGATGTCCGCAAAATCCTTTGCCGTGAGGTCAAACTGCACCACGGGGGACGGCATAGCAATCTTCTTGCTTGTGGAAGTCACCAACTTCGGGTCGCAGTAGTAGTACCGCACACTGGACTTGCCGCTCTTCACCGTAATATAGTTCTCCTCAAATACAAACTCTGGATCCTTGAACAGACTCACGGTTCCAAGGAACTTGTTCAAGTCCCAAATGGCAAACGACTTCGTGAAAGTCTCGCCAACCTTGGCTTCCGCAAGAATGTTCTTCGTGGACGACAGCGTGTTCAGGGTATTGCCCTCGTTCACGATGATGCCAGAGTTGATTGACGCGAAGTTCTTGAGGATGTCAAGAGTTCGCTTTGAAATGGTGATTGCGTTAGTCATTGTCTTCGTACTCGTCATAATCAAAATCTCGCTTTCCTGCATTGTAATCTTCAACAAAACGCTTCAAGTGATCCTTTTCGTCGTGACGACGACGGCTCTTGTGCTTGCTCTCCACGCTCTTGCGAGCCTTCTTTGCGGCGGGGTCACGGCTGTCGTAATCTGTACGGTCTTGCATCAGAAATCTCCAATATCCTCAATCAAGTTGCGTAGTCCCTTCTCTATCATGTAGTTCAGAATCTTGGCGCGAGAGGGTGTAAAAGGTTTATTCCATTCAGATTCAATCTTTGATTCGTATTGGTGTGGAATATTCAGTAGATTAATCAGTGTATTGTTCCTGTTCCAGTTTGCTGCATACTTGTCAGACACCTTGCCTGTGTCTGCGTATTCCTTCAGGATTTCGTCCATGCGCTTCTGCGTGACTGGCTTCTGCCGCTTGTCCTCTGCCATGAAGCAGTCATCATCAGACAGAATATTTGGAACTCCGTCAGACGAATCACCGCGAACAATGTGTTCAAGCAGAAACTGCTGCGGTGCATCAATTTCCACGAACTTCTTCAGCAGAGGCGAATACTGCACGACATTCGAATGGATCTGCAACTGACCGAAATCCTTGTCGCCGCTGAGAATCAGAACTTTTTCTGTTGGAGCGTACCGCTTTGCAAGGAACGCAATGATATCGTCCGCTTCGCATCCCTGTACAAGCATATTCCTGTACGGAAAGATTTCTGCGACCTCTGCACGGATGCGGTTGATGATGTCATAGAACCGCTCCCACTGCTCGGGATTCTCTTTGCGATCTGCCCTGCGCTTTGCTTTGTAGAGTGGGAAGAAGTCCCGCCGCCACGATGCGCCGCCATCCTCGCAAATCACTAGTTCCCCGTACTCACGAAAAAACTTCTTGCGATACATTCGGTAGGTGTTCAGCACCATGTGGCGAACAAGGTCTTCATCAATGGCAGCAACATCCCTGTGCTGTGCAAAGATAGAGGACATCAAAACCTGTGTGTTGTCAACGAGAATCATTAGTTCACCTGTAGCAGTAGGCAGTGCTTGTTGATGCGACCCGTAGGTTCACCCTGCTTTGTCTTCACGCCGTTGAGGTAACGCACCGCAGCGGTGAAAGTCTTACGGCATCCGTCCGTGTTCTTCAGGAACTCGTCAGGCTTCCGCACAGTCTTCTCAAAGGACTTCGTGCTGTCAAACCCAACCAAAGTGGAACCCTTCACCGCTAGTCCGCTCTTCGGCTCAACTGCGATGAAGACGGTGGCTTTGTTGTTCTTAATGTTGAACACGATCAGTCCTTGTGACCCAATGATAGCCTGTGGCTTCGCGGAGTCAACCCCAAAAGCCTCACTTCGGCACAGGAACTTCAGTCCCTTTATTTGCTTTTCCGCACTCTTGGGCTTTGTCTTGCGGGGCTTGCGGGAGGCACGGAGAACCCCGATGCGATCATCCAAATTTTGAATTGCGCCTTCCAGTATTTCAATCATATACTTCAAAGCCTTCGGACTGAAATGGGAATACCCTTCCTTCAGATCAGGGTCTTTGCCACTGTGTGCAAGACTAAACTCCTGAAGCACAGAATCCAATCGCTCCCTCACCGCAAGTGCAAGAGGGCGATTCAGGTCACTGCTCTTGATCCAATCCACGATGGCGGTGTCCTTGCGCTTTCCGCCACGCACAGCAGACATAGCATCGTCAAGCACAGGCTCCAACAGGCAGAGAGTAGCGTCAGCCTTTGCTGCCACGCGATCCGCCACGCTTGGACGCTCTGCCGCAGGAGCATTGGCTCTTGCGCTTTGGAGCAGTTGATCAAGGTGTTTTGTGATTAGTTCTTGAGACTTCTCTCCGAATGGAAAACCCCGAACAGCCATGCGGCAGTAGGGAGCCACGAATCGGAAGTGTTCTTTTCCTGCACGGGTAACGAGTGCAGCATCCTCTTGCCGTTCGTTGCTTTGCAGATATTCTCGCACCCACTGCTTGGCGGCAGGCAGTTTGAAATTTTGCCTGTACCAGTACAGTGATTTTTCAATCACGAGTTCAAGATCATCTGCCTTTGTGTTGGGGTCATACTGCGGTTCTGCCCCACCCGACAGAATGTTACGCGCTCGTTCTTTTGAAATTTTCCGACTCATGGTTAGCATAGTTTGCTGAAGTTGTTGACCTTCTTGTAGGTCAAGATGTTCTGGAACTTATCTAGTAACTGGTCAGACTTGTGTGAGATCACAAAGATGTTGCTGCTACCACCCATGCCTTGCAAAATCTTGATTACCTCTTCGGTGCCAACGGCATCAAGGGAGGAATCAAATACTTCGTCAAGAATGAGTAGGTTCGTGTTGGCACTGTTCTTCATTCTAGCAATGTCTCGCCACGCAAGCAAGAGGGAAACATCAATCCTCAATTTTTCACCCTCGCTGAAATTTTCATACGAAAATTCGTCACGGTGGCGGCTCTTGATTATTTCATTGAAGTCCTCGTTCAGGGTGAACTGCGCGAAGAAATCCATTGAAATCAAATACTTGTTGATGATTTTATTGAGAGCAGGAATGTATTTACGAATGATCTTGCGCTTGATACCGCTGTCCTTCAGCAGCACGGTGGCAATCTCCATTGTGTGCAAGTCCTCAACGAACTCCTTCTTCTGTCCTTCTGCTGCGTCCTCTTCTGCTTGCAGCGTGGTGATGGCATCCC